TTAGAGTTACCTTTAGAATTTTCAACAGAACCAATCTCAGAAGCCTCTGTAGAACCTAGCCTTACGTTTAAAGCATCTACATATTCTCCATTAGGAATAAGCCTTTCATCAAGGCTTTTATTCATACGTCCTGCAATAAAATTTCTTTGAATGTTTGCCATTTTATTTTATCCACTTATTCTGACCTCGTAGATTCATTAGTAATCTACCTGGATGAATATTACTTAATCTTATTTTTGCGTTTCTTAAAAGAGAAGACTTGTCTTTTCTAGCTCTGTTTACTACATATTCCTGAACATTAAACTTGCTGTTTAATATTTCGTACTTGATAGCTGCATAAATGTATTCTTCAAAAAGTTTATTTACAGTAACTAAGGAATCATTTCCGCCTTCCATACCATCAGAAATATATTCTAAAACACAATTTTCATTAAGCATTGTGGAATCAAAATTAATAACTCCAGCCTTTTTGTCTATTCTGTAAGTAGGGTTTGCATTTGCTGTCTCAGTATTTAAACCATAACGTGCGCCGATACTATAATCAGAATACCAATTAGCTTCAGAGTTTTCAGAAGCATCGTCTTGTGCATTATTTTGATTTAAATATATGCTATTTTGCTGACCGCTTTTTCTTTCAGTGTCTAAAGTAGATGCGTCTGTAACTACCGTGCCGTCACCATTAAAACTCAATGTTCCTGTATTACTTTGCAGATATGATACTGCTGAATTAACTTGTATATTTTCATTAAGAGGTCTAAGCCACCCATCTTTATAGAGAGACAATCTAACCCAATTAACATAATCAGATGGTAACACAAAAGTTAAGTTGTCATATACAGTTAGCTCTAGCGCTTTTATTTCTTTAAATGCATCATAATTTAGCTCCTGTATTGCTCGCTTAGCGTGAAACAATATCTTATACCTTTCTTCATTATTAACTAAAGAATGATTTCCGGTGTACATTAACTGAAAGTTATTTACTACATCCTCTAAGCTAACGTACTGATAAGAACCCCAATTTGCATCGGTAGGAGCAGCTCCGCCATTTTCATAATACTGATATTGTGATAAGTATGCCATTATTGTTCTTGAGTTTCTTGTTGTTCTAGTGTTGCGCCAAATTTGTAAACGTCACCCTCTCTAATTGATACACCTGTATATTGTAATATTCTAGCGACTAAATTATTTCCATCATCTATAGGTAATTCAAAGTCCTGATAGTCTGATTGAGACTGGTCAAATATTGGTTCTCCACCTGTAAGGGATATGTAGGTCCACTTAGGGTCTTTTGGGTATCTAATGTATTGAGAAACCACCCTCCCCACATCGGTTATTGTAGATGGATGTAAGGTTAAAGATAAACCCTCTTGATTGTATGCTGGATAAGTAGTTGTTGGCGCAGTAAGCATTGACTTATTAAGCATTGTTATTTTGTTGTTGTGCACAAATTCAGCCTCGTTTTTTAAATTACTTGGCTTATATACTGAATAAGATAATCCAAAGCTTGTCAAAGAAGCTATGTTTACCTGTAAAGATGTTTGACTAGTGACGGCAACAACTTTAAAATTAGTTACAACTGAGTTTGATATAACTACAGAAACAACATCACCAACAGACACGCCATCCGTTTGGAAGGTAGCTGTTGAATCAACTAAAAAATTACCTCCGTTAATTCCTGTGGTTACACCAGATGAAGTAACATTACTATATATCAATATCTTGTTTAGTAAATAGTATTCATGACCAGTAGTTGCACTAGTTGGTACACTGTAAGTATTGTCATATAATTTAGATAAACTGCTAGTAACAGAAAAAGTATCTATAACCTCTTCATATCCTTTAGTTATATCAGCATATCCTGTTCCAGAAACCCTTGAGTTTTCCTTGTTTATCTGACTGTTGTATCCCAAAAAATACTCATCAAAAATATCTAATTGAGCTTGTTTTGCAAATAGGTTAAAATCTGATGGTGATATATAACCGTAGTTATTCTTGTTGAGGATAGCTAAAACTGTATTTCTAACAGAATTTATCATCGGTTTCTTTTTTACAAAGATAAGCAAAAAAAAAGAGGCCAATTATTTTGACCTCTCTTTACATAAAAGCTTTATTTTTAATTTTCTAGCATTTTTTCTAGCATTTTCAACGCCTCTATGCCATCGTCACTTTGTAGATATGAAGCAACAATATACATTGGGTCTTCTCCAAAAGGAACAGTTAGCATTTTAGTTTTATTAGAAGAAGTATTATACCATACTTCTTTTTGTTTATTTCTAAAACTTAACAATCCTTTGTCAAAAAATAATTGAACATTAGATTGTAATTTAAGCATAGGGTCATTAACCATTTTCATGAATGAGTAAGGGTCGTTTTTAGCGTACACTAAAACATCTCTCCTCAATTCTGAAGTACTAACCTTAGAAGTGTCTCTTCCTAAAAGAACTCGTGCAACATTTTCTAATTGGTCTACACTTAAAGACTTAGCTTCAATCAAAGCATCAACCTCTAAATTCAACTGTTCAACAACTTGCTGAGCGTCTTTTTCTTCATTTACCTCAACATATTTTTTTCCGTTAAGAGGGTGATAATACAAAAACTCTTGAAGAACAGGATTTGTTTTAGGAACTCTTAAAAATCCATCAACAAAATCAACAGGCTCTCTAACTACGTTTCCGTCTTGTTCGTCTTCAAAAGGTGATTTCTGATTAGAAGAATATCGAAGAACTCGGTTAACACCTTTTTCTTCATCAAAATATAAAAGTGGTTGTCTTCTTGAGCCACTCGCTGGAAGTAAATATGATAGCGGAGCGGAATCTCTTGTTAGCTTGTAGACCTTGTCTACTAATACTTTAGTTTTTTTCATTATATAAGATTTAATTAAATTTAAAAAAAAGGGAGGCGGTTAAACCTCCCTTAGTAAATACTACTCTTGGAATAAGAAGAAGTTGTTTGCACCTAAAGTACATACAGCTCTCTCAGACAAGAAGTGAACTTCCATAGCGTCTAAGCTTGAAGTTGCAGCACCGCCAGCAGAACCTGTAATCCAAGTTTTGTAACGTCTGTCTTCAGTCTCAGAAGCACGGTAACGAACGTGTAAGAATGGTCTCTTAGCGTTTTTACCTAAAATCTGGTCGTATACTGTAGTAGAACCAGCTGGTACTAATAGTCCGTTTACACGTCCTGAGTTAGCTCCAGTAGGAAGACCACCACGCATAGTTGGGTCATTTAAGTATTTCCAGTCAGACTTGTAGAAGTCATATCCTCTACGGAATCCTGTGAAACCTAAGTTTAATGCCATGTCTTTATCATTGTCAAATAAACCATAAGATGTTCCACCAGCTCCATAAGAGTTTTGAGCAGCTAACATATCATCGATGTCAAAACCAAAGTCTCTATCTACGAAAATAACATTCTCTTCGATTGAACCTTGCTTGTCTAAGCGAGAAATGATTGCGTCAAAATCTGCAAGTGCAGCAGGATTTCCTCCACCCCACACATTACCACGATTTTCTACAACGTAGAAGATACCTTCAGAACCTTTGTTTCCTACATCTCCTGCAGCAGCAACAGCTCCTGAACCAACCTCAGCAGGTACAGCTTCAATCATTGCAGTCTCTAGGTAGTCGTCAAAACGTAAACGAGTTTCGTGCTCAGACTTTAAATACCATAGGTATCCAGAAGCTCCGTTTTCAGTAGTTACTTCTACCCATCCAATTTGCGCCATGTCAGACCCGCTTACAGCGTACTTGTCTTTAATGATAATTGGAGAGTTATCGAAGATAACGTCATCAGCTTCTAAAGAACCAACCATTCCGTTAGTTCCTTTTTTGAACTCAGAACCATAAATGAATACAGTATAAGTAAGTCCAGCTCCACCAATTTGTCCAGCTGCTTCGTAGTAAGCTACGTCAAAAGTACCAGCCGCAGTGTTTACCGAAGTAACAATACCTTTGTTTAAGCCAGCTCCTGCATTATCAGAAAGAACAATAGTTTGTCCTACTCTAATAGCAATACTTCCACCACCTGGTACTAAAACATCATTCACAGTAATAGTAGCAGTATCTGCTCCTGCTGCTGCTCCTGAAGAACAGTTAATGTATTTAGTGTGTAGTCTTCCTTGTTCTGCCCATTTGATAAGGTCAGAGTTAGAAGGCATTTCAGCTCCTACTAAACGTAGAAACGATGCAACGGTACGATTACCGTATCTTTCAAATTCCTTCTCATAAGTATCAGGTAGATACTGATTTAAGAAATCGAAGTTAGTTATGTAATTTGTAGCCAAGGGCACTTGTTCTGCGCTTGGCTGTAAAGCGAACCCGGGGGTTGCCTGAACAGCTCCTGCCATAATTTTGAATTTTTATTTTTTATTAATACTTCTAATTTTTAAGCCTCGTCCCGAATCAGGGTTAACTGACTTGACTTGAAATCCTCCCTTATTGGTTACTTCTGGAGCTCTACGTTCACTCATATTTATATTTTTAGTTTTACGTAAAACATCTTCGGTTGCCTCAGACTTGCCTTGCTCATAAAAGAAGTTGGCAAATTTGTCGGGGTTCATTGCAATTGCTAAAGCTCGGTGGTATCCTCCCGCATCTTTCATTAAACCATCCTCGTCCAAATACTTATTAATAAAGTTCATTGGAGTCTCTTGGTTTTTTTTGATAGACTGAGTATCACCTGGAGAGTAAGTTACTGTATTGTCGCCTAGCGAAAATTCAAAACCTTTGAAATCTTCAGTAAAAACTTCGTCAGTTTTTTTAATAAACCAACTACGTTTTGCATCACTCTCTTCCTGTTGAGTTTTAACAGATTCAATATATTGCTTATAAGCTTGAAACTCTTCATTTTCGCTTTCAGATGTAGCTACCGGGCTCGACTCAAGTGGCTGCTTATACATTTCCTTCTGCTCATTAAAGTATTTTTTCGCTTTAGCAATAGTTTTTTTCTTTGCTAATTTAGTTTTCTTGATTACCGCTTCATCATCTAGCTCTTCGTCATAAGAATAATCCTCCATAAGAGAATCAATATCTTCTGCATCTAAACCTTCGCCTTCAGTAGCAACTAAGTACTCTCTTAGCAAAGAGTCAGGATTCATAGAATCAAAGTCTCTTTGTAATTTTACATAGTCTTCAATTCCTCTTCCTGTTTCTTTTTTATACTTAAAGTAAGAAGCCACATCTTCAGGAAGCTCTTCAGCTTCCTTTCGCTCTGTCATTAATTCATCAAATGAATTAATCTCCTTACCGTATCTTTTTCCAATATATGAAAGAACATCATCCTCAGATAATTCTTGAGGAGTTTCTTCTACCTTAGGAGTGTCTTCAACAACACTTTCTTCAGTAGTGTTTATTTCTACTTTAGGAGTTTCTTCTGACGATTCAGAGGGCTCACTAAATTTCTCTTCATGTTTTTGAAGAAGTTCATTTTCAACTTCTTGAACTGACTTTTCTTCAACGGCATCAACCGCTCTTACTTTTAATTCCATTAGATTATAATTTAAGTTACAAATTTAATTAAAAAACAAAGACGTTTTTGTGGCATTACCTAGGCTCAAACTCAGATAAATCAAAGCCATCAAGGCTGTCTTCATTAGACTCAAAATTTTGAGGAGGTAAATTATTTTTACGTTGTGTAATTAATTTAGACTGCTCAGTGTTTTGTTGACTAATCCTTTTGCTTTTCGCTTCTTCTCTTTGGTTTTCCCTTTGAGACAAAGCATTTTCATCGATACCTCTTAGCTGCAAGTTGTAGCTAAACTCTTGCTGCATAAGCTGTGATTTAAGCTGCGCTTCCATTTTATTCTTTTCTATTTCAAAAGCCACTTCAGCCTGCTTGATTTTCATTTTAGACTGGGTCTCTAGCTCTATCTTTTGCATAGCTGTTTGCGCTGCCATTTCTTGAGACTTTAATTGCTGCTGAGAAACCATAGCTTGTTGTTGCATTTGCATTTTCTCATCACGCTCTTGCTTGGCTAATCTTTTTACTTTTAATAATTGATTAGCTAGTTTAAGGTTTTTAATCTCTCTGATATCAATAGCATCTTCAAGATTAATATCTCCCTTAGACAAAGCCATCTGAATATTCTGCTCAAGCATTGCTTTTTGCTCTTCATCCGGAGAAAGCTCTATAAAGACACCAAAGTCATAAATGTATAAATCAGATATCTCACCTAATATACTTACGTTATACTTACCTATCTTATTTATAAAGTCTTCTTTAAAGTCTGAGTATTCTAATATATCAGCAACTCTATAGGTTAAAGCCTCCGCTAGACTTCGGTATATATAAAGACTACCATCTAAAATATGCCTTGTGGCTGTATTAGAATTTAATGCAGCTAACTTCTGAACACCGACTAAAGCTTCAGGAGATGGTGTAGAACCGTCTCTCGCTTCATTTAAGCCTGTTACAGAGCGAATCATGTCTAAGTAATGGTTATAGTTAGCTATAAGCATTTGTGTCTTAGAAGCGCCTGAATTGCTTGTGAGCTGTTGTATAGGAATTTTACCTTGATTGTACTCTCCATCTTGGGTATAACTTCTACCTACAACACTACCTGTTTGAAAGTATAATCGTAGTGCATCTGAAGGGTCATATGAAGAGCCTGTTCCTAAATCAACTTCATTAATACCATCCGCATCAATATAAACTCCATCGGGTACAGTTCTAGCAATAACTTGCTGTAGCTTTAAATGAGTTATCTGTATCAAATCAGCAAACGGAATCATTCGTCTAACCAAAGACTCAATAACTCCTTTGTACATTCTTGGTGCAACAGCAACATAATTAGGAAGTGCGTGCTGAGAAGTAGACTTAGGTCTTACCATGTTCTCCGCTAACTCCCATTTCAATAGAATGTTAGTACCCATAACCATGACGCCATTATACCAAACGTCAATAGTTTTTTCTATTTTTTCAAAGTTACCCTCTTCAAGCATTTCTGCTGGTGGGTTAAAACTGTCGTCCTTTTGTATCATTTTAGAACCACCTCCCTCAAGTATTCTTTTCTTATAAACCATCTTCTTAGTGGTCTTATAATTAAAGTACATAAGCGTACAGGTGTCTCTATAAAAAATATCATTCTCATAAAACTGAGCTACATTATAGTAGTCGTACCAGCTTTGACTATATTTAGATATTTCCTCTAAATCATCTTTTGTTAGAGAAGGGTCTATTTTAAGAAGCTCTCCAATTGGAAGCGTCTTAATCTCTCCCCAATAAAAACAATCCTTAAAGTGAGGGTCTTCGGTATAACTATAAACTACATTAGCCGGGTCTACATAAGATATTTGTACACCCGCTCCAGGTAGGAACTCGTGTTTAGCTACAGCCATACCTATAACAGTAGAATCGTAATCTAATTGTTTACGAACATCATCATAATGATTTTCTGCAAACATTGTGTCTATAGCTTCTTCTTCAGCAATTTCAATCGCTGGTTTATAGTTTAGGTTCACATATAATGAAAGCTCCTCATCAGAGCTAGGAAGCTCATCAGGGTCCATTATAAAAGGGTCTACACCCGTTTGCTCTTGAATAGTAGTCAAGATGTCTTTAGCTGCCATCTGCCCTTCTATCATATCCTGATACTTACTTCTCTTTGATTGAGATAATGCATCTTGAGCATAAGCTTTTACCTTAAACTCTCGGTCCTGCATTCCATTGACAACAATGTCAACAAACTTCGGAAGTATAGGAACTGGAGTCCAATCTAAGTTTAGATAGGACAAGTCTCCATCAATTGCCAACTCGTTTTTATATTTAGCTACAGACTGTTCGCCTCTAGCGTAAAGTCTTAGTCTGTGAAAATCTCTCCACTGATTATAATATCTACATTGGTTACCGTCTTTTTTAAACCATTCGTATTGAATGGCTTGTCCAATCTGTAAACCAAATTCGTCAGTAGCCTTTTCAGCATCTGAAACAAATTGACTTGGAAAGCCTGTAGATGCAATGTCTATTGTAACATCCTTCATCTATCTAATTAATTCACTTAAAGTTCCTTTATTTGTATACCTTGCAAAGTTAAGGTTTATTTTTGATTGTTTTTTCTCCACTTGGTACATATGCTTTTGGTTTGCCATGATAGCTAATCCTGAACTAATACTAGCATCAAACTTAGTTCTGTTATTAATATCAAACTTTGCCCAGTCCTCTAAGGTTCTGATAAACAACATACTGCCCATCTCGTTCTCCCCCCTAAATGTGCCTTCTAAATCTAATCCTATATTTTTTTCTATGTATGATTCTATAGCGGCGGCGTGTGACTGCTTTACATCTTCAGAACTGTTAGGTATGCCGCCTAGCTCTTTTTCTGTTTTTGAAAGTTTAGATATATGCTTGTCGGGTCTGTTCATAGAAAACCCTCTATAGCCTCTATTTTTAAAATGATACAGTAAACGAGGTTTGTTATTTTCTACAAGTATAGGCATACCATAAAACACGCAAGCCATTAACACTTCTTCAAAAAATATCTCAGCCGTCTGCGGTCTAGCAATATACTGTAAGAAAAACTCATTCGCAGGAGCTTCCTCCATGCTAAACTTAGTAAGCCCATGTAGCGCTCCATTAGAACCTCCACCTCCTACAGTTCCAGATATATCATATGAGTCACATCCAAAAGCTCCTATGTGCTCATTTCCCGGATACCTTACGCCATTTCTTGTAATAACATTATTCTGTAAAGGTTTTGACGGTATCCAACTTATTAAAAACCTACCACGTTTATCTGGACTAAATAAAGCCTTAGTATCTTTTATACCATTCTGCCAGTAAAAATTACCTCTTGTTAAGTGGTGTTCCATTATTAAAGAGTCGTTGTAGTCTATCTGCTGGTATATCTTTGTGAGGTTAAATAAAGAAGACTTGCTTTCATCTCTAAAAGCGTGAGACTCCGTTCTAGGAAATTGTCTGTAAAATTCATTTAAAGCATCGGCATCAGACTTTAAAGATTCTACCTCCGCTTGCCAGTAATCAATAGCACCGTTGGTTATCCACTCTCCATCTACACCTCTTGTTTTTTCATTGGGCTTTCTTAAAACAGGATGGCCGTAAATATCTATAAAGCCCTCCATGTTCCACTCCATCGGGATAAAAAGTGAATACATACCACTTTTGGTTTGACCATTTGCGTTCCTTGTATTTACATTAGAGTCTTCGTATAGCTTTTTGAAATTGCTACCCCCTTTATCTAATGCGTTAGAAGTAGAACCCATTAAACACTTTCCTATAATTTTGCTACCTAAACGCAAACAAGTTTTTGTTACTCTCCAGTTGTTTAAGATATTATTTGGCTTTATCCATTTACCACTCTCATCATGCACTAGTAGCAATAGCTTTTCACCATCATAAGAGTTGTCGTCTGTATTCTTCCAGTCAATAGTAGTATCTAATCCTGTAAGCTCATTAGCTACATTCTCATACATATTTTTTTTAGTAATCTTAGAGGCTGGTATTCTAAAGGCAAGTTCTGTCTTAGGCTTGTCCATACCGTCCTGAATAGGCTTAAAGAAAAAAGGAAGCCTATTAGATATGGGCACTACCTTATCCGTAAACATTTTTTTAGAGTCACTACCTGTTTTTGACAGTATCCCTACCCTGGCATCTTTTGCTAGTGTCCCTGTATTTACACACTCTGAAGACCCCATATATGAAAATCCAGAACGTCTAATCTTTAAGTATATCATTCCAAAGCTTCTCTTATCAGCTCTGCTAGCTTCCCAGAATAAATAAAATACTCTATTAGCCTCCCTGTAATCTGGATACCCTACATCGATGCTAGACCACTGCAAGTACATATAGTGAGCTCCCGTAATATAGGTTGGAGTTCCATTGTTCATGAACCAGTGCCCCTCTTCTCTTTTGTCGAACTCAGACTCTATGTAGTCTACCCATTTATTCTTAAAAGGAGACGGCATATCATTCCACTGAAATATAGAGTATACCTTAGAAAGTTCTTTAGAAAGTTCTTGCCGCTCCCAGTACTGCTCGCTTTTAGTTTTAGACCTAGAGAAACAATGTTTAGGAGTTACAGGGAGTCCGATGTGTAATCCTGATATATTGACTACCTCGCCCACCTGTCCAGTTTTAGATATAACAACAAAGTCATACTTTTCATTATAGCCATATTGCCATGTCTTAGCTTTGTTTTTGCTAGACAATACACCTTTAGGAATATAATCTTTTACTACAGAGTATATACTAACGTGAGCGTCTTTCTGCAAATCCTTGTTTAGTTTCAACTTTAGAGTCTGTATTATTAGATAGGTTTATATTTTCTTCTTCTATATCTATTTTATTCAAAATATCAAATGCATCAAATATAGCTAGCTTTTTTGTTGCTGCCGCATTCTTTAATCTATCTGCAGCAAGGTCATCATCTAGCGAATCTGTTTTTATAATATCTTCTTTAGCAACTTTTATGAGCTGCTCTACAGCTTTTCTTCCAGCTATAATTATTTGTTTCTTTAAATCTTCTGAGGTCATAATACCATTGTTATATGATGGTCAAACATTCTATATAGCTTCTGGTCATCTACATTAAACTCATACTCTGTGTCCGGCTTAAAAGTAACTAGGTCTCCCTCTTTTATTCCGTATGCAGATAAACGATTATTTATGTATTTAATCTTCCCTATTAAAGGTTCTTCAGCAAAAGGCTTGTCTATGTAATAGTCAGTTGCGGGTATAGGTTCTATAAAACAATACTTGTCATGGCAATGCCACTTGTTGTTTTTGTTGTACATATAAAACTGAGTGTTGTCTACAAAAAACAAATCATCCATAAAAAAGCTTTTTCCGCTCTTCTGACGGCCTTTCATGTCATTGTAGAACTTGAACACGTTGTGATGTACTAAAAGCTTATCTCCGGGCTCTATATCGCCTGTATAGCCAAGTGGAGTAGACACTACTATAGCCTCTCTGTTTGAGGCTAGGTGATTCTCTTCAGAAGTGCTTGTAAGAAAGTCTATGCCTCCTATCTCTTTAGAGTTGTTATACCTTTTACCTTTTGTGGGCTTTACTATAAAATAAAAAGGAGACCTCATGAACCGCAGCCTTCACAATCAATACTAGAATCTGTAGGCTTTACACCATTAAGCTTCATCTCAATACTGTGTATTTCATCCTGAATCTCTAAAGACTCCATCCAGTCTGTTGTTTGTTTTTTCTTTTCTTGTAAAGAATAAAATTGTTCTAGCAGTTCTTGTTTCTCCATATTTAAAAATTGATGTTATACTCTATTGATACAGGAATGGAAGAATTAAATTCTTTCCATAAAAAAATTTCATTGCTTTTTTCAATCCAAATTTTTATTGAATTGTTATCAATGTTATGCTTTATTAAATGTATAATGTGTGAACCTCCTAATACCTCTTGGCCAACCAAGTAGTGCATAGCGCCAGACTTATAATCTGGACCTACAGAAATTTTTCTTATGTCCATTATATTTGATTTTATTAATTACAAATATAACAATTATTTCCCTGGAAGTTTTACGCCTATTTTATCTGCCGTTCTCGCTCCGAAGTAGCCACAAAGAACCCATGTTAAAAGCGATGCAGTGTCTGAGGTGTCTAACCCCATATACCATCCACCCACATAGGCGAGTACTAATACCACTAGAGTCATCGGTCTTACATTGCGAGCAAGCCAGCTTTGGCTACTAGAGTCCGCCACCCACCTTCTAGTTACGCCGTCTATTTCTGCACGCTCTAGCTTTAATTTTTCAAGAGCTATTCTTTTGTCTCCTTCTGATAATTCTGAATTTCCTGATATAAGCTCTGAGATTACATTTCCAGGGAGTATAGCATCACCAACGATGCCCAGTATAGAGGGCGCTTTTTCTATAAGAAACTTGCCTACGCCTGTTTCTTTAAAAGGCTTTTTCTCTTTACTCATATTACTCTATAGGAAGTTTTACCATTTACCTTTTCAGCTTTAAGACACCTACCTCTATTCTCATCATTAGAAACAAAACTTACATGAACCCAGTTGGGGTTTGTATCATCACCAAACTCCCATATGAGCTGGTCGAAGTTTAGGTTGTTTTTTATGTAGTTAAACATTTCAGCGTTTGTCTTGTGGCCAAAGGTATCGTCTAGGTCAATTGCTCTTCCCTGACAATGCTGGCTGCGTGAGCTTCCTCCAATGGCTCGATTCAAAGCCTCAGACCTAAACATACTATTAATCTTTATAGGGCCTCCTACGTATTCCCTAAGAGGCTCGAAAACATTGCTAGCAATACCAACCATATTAGAAATTTCATAATCATTGGGAATGTTGTTTATGTTTAAACGCAAAGCTGTGTTCGAGCGTATAGCTTCCTTATAGGTAATATGTTTACTTATTCTTTCCATACATTAAGAACCACTTATGTAAAGTGTATCCTATAGATACCGCAAGCAATATAATTTTTAGGATAACATCAATATTAGACATTGATACTGCTATAGCAGTAAAGTTCATTGTGTATAGCTTCATATCCGTAATACTCATGTCTTTTTTACTATTTCATAATAAACTTCAATATCCATTAAGGCGCTATTATCTTGAGCGTACTCCATTATTCGTCTATATTGTCTAGTGCTTCTTTTAAGGCTCTAACAAAAGCATCTTTCCCAAACGCTAACTGCTGTAAATTAAATTCAGAAGATTGTATCTTGCGTTGCAAGTCTGAAATGTGGTTTACAATTGTTTGTTGTTCTTGTGTTAAGTCCTCAAAGAAATATTCTTTGTCATCAATAGTAATAGGTGTCTTTTCTTTTTTTGCCATTTTACTTAAATTTAAAGGTTAATTAATTATTTTTATTCTCCAATAGTTTTCGTTACTACTGTAGGGTTTACTTGCTCTGCGATTTGAGCATCTATACTAGCTTTTAATTCAGTAACTTTTTCTTCTCCTAGCGCTGTCTCAACCCATCCATTAATATCTTCTTCTGTAATATCAGCAAATGCTGTAAAATTAGAAAGGTCTGAGGTTTCTAAAGATTGAGTTCCGTAACTACTGCCTACGTTTCCATCTTCATCTTGTCCTGTAAGTCTCCAGTGTACATTGAAGATTACATCTGTGTTACCCTCTAGTGTAGGGTAAGTATCTACTGTTTTGTTATTCCAAGTGTAATTCATTATTTATTGGTTTTCTAAAGTTTCAATTCTTGCTTTTAGGTCGTTTATTATCTCTTGTTGTTCTTGTATTGCTTTAACAGCAACCGACAACATTGCATCTAGTTTTAATGATTGGAAAGCGTTTTCAGCGTCTTTCTCTCCTTCAACGGCACTAGGTATAATTTGAGCAACTTCGTGTGCTATAAATCCTTCTCTTTGTATGTTATCAGCAACAAATATATTTTCATAATCAGCATACTCATACTTTACCGGTCTTAATGCATTTATTCTTTCTATCGCTGAAGCGTTTTGTGTTTCAATATTTTTCTTAACCCTATAATCGGAAGTAAGTGTTATTGTACCAACTGAAGCAGTATCTATATATAATTGCGCGCTTGAACCTGTCCAAAATATATTGAAAAAATCTCCTGTGTATTGTGTAATCCCATTTGTTCCACTTCTTGATTCATAACCAAACGCTCTCATTACACCACCGACATCGAGATGTTCTACTGGATTATTAACATTTATGCCCAAATGACCAGAACTTGCATCCCAATAAAACGCTTCGTTAGCTGAAGTATCTTTAAAGGATACATCACCTCCACTCTTTATGCGCATTCGTTCTGTGCCTGCACCACTTGTATTTGTCCCAAAAGAAATTGAGCCATCAGAATTCCCACCAAGATTCATATAACAAGAACCACCACCTGAACCTTCTCTTTTATTAATAATAAAG